TAGACGCAATGCTGCTTGCCACACTCGTCTGGCTCCACGTCATCATCCGCATCGTCCATGCCGTCGTATATCTACGGGGAGGCGAGCCAGCCAAGGGCGGCAAACTTAGAACGGCGCTCTATGTGCTCTCAGGACTCGTGACTGCCGTGCTGATTGTTGTCGTGGGGTGGGCAGCGATTGTCTGAACGATCCGCATGACGTTATTCGCATAATATATAAGCTGGAACCCCAAACTCCCCTCCCCCGGTAGGGCCATTCACTGTTGAAACACAGTGGAGGGCTCAATGCTCAATACTATTCGAGTGCATATTGTCGGGCCGCTTATGGCCCGAATGGGTACCATGGCGGCGGCGGCGTTAGCGCCCTATGTCGTCAATCCTGACCATCGTGTTGCGATTGGGGCAGGGCTCGCGGCAGTGGGTTGTGTCGCGTACGATCTCGTCGTTAGCTACCTGAACCGCAATATCTACGCCAATCGTAAGATTGCGGAGACGATAGCGCGCGAGTTGGGCGGTGATCGCCCATGAGCTATGATTATTTCGATAGGGTCACCGGCTCGAACGAGTATGAGCGCCAGTCGTGGCGCGACAGCTACAATGGCGGTCGCGCTGCGGGTGATTGGACGGGCAATACGAATGCCCGGATTAGCGCCGAACGCGATGCGTTTGGCACCACATGGGCTCTAGCTCTCAGCCGTCTGCGCTTGAACTCGCGCAGAATTACAACTTCTATTTCCATAACGGTATCGGCAACGGCGGGGTGCCTGCCGGTGTGTCCGGCTTGTCGCAGACAGCGGGGCCCGGCAATCCGCGTGCCGGGTCGCAGTCAGGCGTGTCTGCTGGTGGCGGTCCCGGCGCAGGCGCGTTGGTCGTCGCAAAGCCGGGTGATCCGGACGGTGAGGTAATCACCGGTAGCAGGAAGCCGCGCTATCTCGATCTTGGCGATTGGGATGGCGTGGCCGGGTGGTTCGGCGTCGGGCGCGTTACGTGGGAAGCCGCGCCCAATTTTGTCGATATGCAGTCTATCGAAAACATCTATGGCGATGACATTGGCTCGTGGCCGTTTGCCGTCGCCAAGGTGGGCTACGACGTGTTGGTCAACACGGGGCGTGCCGAGAGGGCGTTGCTGAGCCAGATAGGCCGTGTCGGCAATTGGGGTGCCGATGGCATCCGCGACATTCTCGGCGGGACGTTTAAGGCCACGCCCGAGAGCGAGCTTCCCCAACCGCTTTCTTATTCTCCGATGTCGAGTTGGTAGCCATGGGTCGCAGGCACGGCCCGTCAAGGCGCTGCGAAGCATGCGCGAAACGCAGGGCGGCTATCGCCCTCGCTTGGAAGAAAGTTCAACGCAAACTGAAAGGTTCAACATGAGGTCTGTAAATCGTGTTGCGGTCGATCCGCTAAACATCCCGCGCACTCGGCGTAACGTGCCGGTGGGTAATATGACGTCGCTTCCGGCAGGCAAGATGGTGCCCGTCGATGCGTTCTATCTATTCCGTGAGGATGCGTTCACCGGGGCGCAGAAAATCAGTGCGGAAATGATGGAAACGCGTGAACTGCTTATGAACCCGGTGTGGCTCCGGGCGCGTACGTTCTGCGTGCCGTGGCTGGCCTTTGAGCGGTTTGAGGGGAGCCGTGATCAGTTCGACCGGTCGTATATGGGCGAACCGAAAATTGAAGGCGGCGCGGTGGTGCCGTTCGTTGAAACGCACGCGATGGGTGCGCATGGGTCCAACGCGGTCTACAAGGCGCTTGGGTTGCATGGTGGGCCGACCGACATGGTCAATACCATGTACCTTGAGGCCTATAACCTGATCTGGAATTTCATCGCGGAGCAACGCTCGGGAGATATCACGAAGCGTTTGCGGCTCGACGCGACGTTGGCACCGGCGTTCTGGATGAATTCGCAGTTCGAGCATGTAGTGCCGAACTTCGATCAGGCCGTTATTGACGGCAAGGTGGCTCTTGAGGTGGTGAGCGCAAATCTGCCGGTTAAGGCACCCGGCGGCACTGGCCGGTACGGCAAGGTCGTAGCCAACGGCGTTGCGCCGACATTCCAGGGCGCGTTCGGCGTGAGCCAGAACATGGTTTACTCCAACAATACGTCGCCCAACTCGCTGCGCCTGACGGCGGCTGCGTCCGGCTCTGCGCAGACGGTCAGCTTTGGCGGCGAAAGCGGCCTGCAAACCGACCTGCAGGGCGTGTTCGCCGAACTGCAGGCAGATGGTATTGCGATATCGCTCGCAAATATCGAAATGGCCCGCAAAACGCAGGCGTTTGCGCGGCTGCGGCAGCGCTATGAGGGGCATGACGAAGAGTACATCATTGATATGCTCATGGATGGTCTGACCATCCCCGATCAGGCGTTCAAACAGCCGATCCTGCTGGCCGACCGGAAGATGCGGTTCGCGCAGGCGAAGCGCTACGCGACGGACGCGGGCAATCTCGCGGAAAGCGCGGTGAGCGGTGCGACCATTACGGATATGCGGCTGCGCATGCCGCGTATCGGCGTCGGCGGCATTGTCATGACCGTGGTGGAATGCATGCCCGAGCAGTTGTTCGAGCGGCAGCGCGACCCGTTCTTCCATTCGCAGGACAAGGACGCGTGGCCGGAATTCTTGCGGGATACGCTGGACCCGCAAAAGGTCGATGTGGTGCTGAACGCTGATGTGGATAGCGACCATAACGATCCTAGCTCGACGTTCGGCTATGAGCCGATGAACGGGAAACACACGCGGCGCGGACCGCGCCTCGGTGGCAAGTTCTATCGGCCATCGGTGGCAGCGCCGGTGGATGATGCTCGTATGCGGGCGTGGGCCGTGGAAACGGTCAATCCCAAGCTGTCGGCGGATTTCTATCTGGCCACGGCCATCCACACGAAGCCGTTTCTCGATACGGAAAGCGACCCTTTTGAGGTCGTGATTACGGGCGGCCACGTGGTGACTGGCAATACCGTATTCGGCGGCCAGTTGGTTGAGGCCACGGGCAATTATGACAAGGTCGCGGAGAAAGCCCCGACCGAGCAAATCGATCAGGGGGCGTAAGCGATGGTTGTTCGTATTCACAATGTGGGCAAGTGGCAGCTGCTGCCGGTCGGTGAGGTTCTGCGGTTGCAGGGGCTCCAGCGGCGCAAGGTGCGCGTTGAGGTCAACTGCGAAGCGCCGACGCGCTTCGACGTTATCGAAGGCGATAAGGGGACCTTTCTCGCCGTCGTGACCGGTTACGATATCTTGGAATTTTCAATCAGCGCGCAAGCGCATGTGGTCGCGACCTCGGAAGGGGAGGTTTGGTACTTCACCAATGACGGCGACCAGATCGGCTCGGACATGCCGGAGGCAGTCAGCTTCGCCACGGTTATGAACCGTGAAACGCGCAATCCTGAGCTCGAGCTCATGATGTGGAAGGCGGAGCAAAATATGAAGCGCCGCCTCGATATGCAGATGGCGGAAATTGAGGCGTTGCTCGCCGCCAGGGCGGCGGCGGAGGTGCCGCACAACCCCGAGACTGGTGAGGTTATCGACGATGGGGAAGTCAGTGCTGGAAATGATCCGGGAGCTGCAAGCCCGGCAGCGGGCGGAGAGGGCGGTGCTGCCGAACCTGCCGCAACGGGGCAGGTCGCCAGCGCCAAGCCCGGTGCCAGAGTTCCCGCTGGATCGGCCACTGCCTGACACCTTCGGGGCTGCTCTGAGAGGGATGGCTGACAAGCCATTCCTCGCTAGCCAGCGATGGCAAGAGCAGCAATGGCGGGCAAATCGCGAGGGTGCGCACCCCGATATTATTGAGTTTGAGCGGGTGTTTATCAAGCGCATGAGCAAGCTGGGCGTGCCCATGTTTGCCCATGAAATGGTCCGAACGGCGGAACGCCAGGACGACCTTTATGCCCTCGGCAACAGTCGGGCGAAGGCCGGACAGAGCGCACACCAGTATGGGTGCGCGGTTGACATCGTGCACTCAACGAAAGCGTGGGGTCTGTCCGAAAAGGAATGGCTGCTGGTCGGCCATGTCGGAAAGGAACTTATCACGCAGAAGGGGCTGGCGATAGCCAGCCTCGCATGGGGCGGGGATTGGTCGTTCTACGATCCCGCCCATTGGGAAATTATCGACTGGCGAACGGAAAAGGAGAAATTTCCATGGCCGAAAACGTGAAGCAAATCCCGGCAGTTTTGACGGATAAGAAGGCTCTGCTGAACTGGCGGACCAACCACGACCTGCACGTGCTGATGATCATGAAACAGCACGGCCTGACGAAAGCTCAGGCCCTCGTGCAGGCCTACCACGAAGGCTCGGATGGCCTGAGTAAGCGGCTCGCATAGCGAGACAAGATCGCGAGGGCGCAACCCACTGGATTGCGCCCTCGCGTACATGTACAACCTTGGCTACATATGCATTTAGTGACCGTCAACGCGGTAGGGGGTGTGATGCTGTTGTTCCGGCTGATTAAGGATATCTACAAGTTCGCGTTTTTGATGACGGTGGTAGTGTTCGGAACCGTCCTCATCGGTGGCGCAGTAGGTGCAGTCGGGCAGGCGGTGTTGTCGCTCTTCGTGCGCTAGGTGCTGTGTAGCCATCCTTGAAAGGATGGCGAGCGATTGTGTATCGCACCTAATACACTCCCCGATGGTACGCGCGTTGCGTGTCACGAATGCTGGCAATGCAGGGAACAAGCGGTCAACGACTGGGTTGGTCGCAATATTGCCGAAAGTTATACGGCCAAAGCGACGTTAGCGGTTACGCTGACTTATGGCCGTAATCGCGCAAATGATGCTGATCATGAGAGCGCGATAGTCCTGACCTATTCCGATGTTCAGAAGTTCATCAAGCGGCTTCGCTTCCACGGGTATGACGTGCGGTATCACGTCACCGGGGAGTTTGGAGAGCGGAAGGGCAGGGCGCACTGGCACGGTGTCTTGCATTTTTATGGCAAGGCCCCGCCAGTAGTCCTCAATAAGAATTGGATGTGGGAAGCTGTCGATATCGACGGCCAGCGGGTCTTTGATAAAAAGACTGGCGAGTATTCCCTATTCTGGCCCCATGGGTATTCGTACGTCACGAAGGTGAATTACAACTCCGTGCGGTACAATTGTAAGTACATCATGAAAGGAATGGGTGAGGACATGCGACAGGGCCATATGGCCATGTCGAAAAAGCCGCCTTTGGGTTCGGCTTATTTCCAGCAATTAGCGGAACGATACGTGAAGCAGGGGCTTGCCCCACAGACGCTGGAATACAAGTTTCCCGAGGTGCGTAGGCGCAAGAAAAACGGTCGCGAAGAGGTCGTGCCGTTTATGCTCAAAGACAGGCCTGCTGAGCTGTTTCTAGAGCACTACATCTCCACATGGGAAGGGGTCCACGGGTCGAAGCCGTGGCCCCGTAGTGAATTGGTCGACCTGTTCTATGAGTATGGAAAGGTCGTTTGTGACGAAATGCTGCTGATCAAGCGGGATAACCCGCGCCTGAAACCTTATCAGCCGCCGGAGCGGCCTAAGGCGCAGCGTAAACCGCCAATGGATCATGCCGATTGGCGTCGTGATTTTGATAGGAGAATGGGCGATGGGTCGCAGTCACAACGACGAGCGGAGCAACAGTGGCGGGAGCGCCAGGACGACGACGACTTCGCCAAGTCGTGGGAGTTCAAACACTACGACGAGGACGGAAAGCCGGTATACGGCGCCCGTCGCCGCCGATCCCATTAGGGTCGCGAGTGTCAGCCGCACGGTCGTTGACCGCGACGGGGTGTCCTCGATTATTGAGCAATCGCAGAAAGGTAACAATTCGGGCGATAGTCCGTCCCGAATGGTTGGGAGCCCGGATAAGGGCTCGCCGGGTCAGCCGGCGAAGCCGGATGTGGTGGCGAAGCCGGATGTGAAAGCGAAGCCGAAACGGCTGAGCGACTTGCGTATTGATCCCTCCAAGCTTGGTGTGAAGGTCACGACGAAACATGATGTCGTGCGGGATACGAAGTTGAACCCCGATCACAAGCGGAAGGATGCCAAGCGGCCGGATGCAAGGCAGACGAAGAGCGATACACGGGAGCCCGTCAGGTCAGAACGGAGAGATGCGCGACCGATGTGTAAGAGCCGCCCCACGGACAATAAGCCGAAGGATAAGCCGAGGGGCGGCGGAGGTGGCGGCAAGAGTTTCGTGCCGTGGAAGGGTACTAAGTACGGGTGCTAGCCTTGGCTGCCATCCGGGCGCGTATCGCGGCGTGTACTGCCGCGTCGCGCTGCTGCTGTTCGTGATTGAACCATGCAGCGAATTCCTCAGCGGCTAGCTGAGACTTGAAAGCCTTGTAGCCGCGATGTGGGCTCAATTTGCGAGCCTCCATCGCGCCTTTGATGACGGCGGTGACCCGTCCGTCATTGAAAACGGCGTAGTACGCCCGTGGTCTCATGGAATTCCCCCAAACAAGTAGAACAAGGGGTGGCGAATGCCACCACCTGCCCACCACCTCGCGTGGGTAAGAGAGGGGGCCCGTCAAGCGGGTCTGGGTGCGGCCCGCAGCGAAGCGAGGACTCGGCCCGCTTTACGGGGGGAGAAAGGCGAGGCGTACTCGCCTTTCTTCCATCTACTGCTTGACGGGCTGGCCCAAATCAGTGCAGCGGTTGACCTGTGGATGGTCCCGCCGAGTTCGGGTGAGTTCGGGTTCGCATAATATATATTATGGAACTCGTAATTGCCGTTCTCCGCCCACAAGACCTGCACTGATTTGGCCTCAGTCGTCAACCAGTAGATGGAAGAAAGGCGAGTACGCCTCGCCTTTCTCCCCCCGTAAAGCGGGCCGTGACTCGCTGCGCTGCGTCCGCACCAAGACCCGCTTGACGGGCCCCCTCTCTTTCCCACGCGAGGTGGTGGGCAGGTGGTGGCATTCGCCACCCCTTGTTCAATGGGGGTTCTCATGTCTGGCAACACGCGGGGTCGCCCGCGCAAGTATTATCCCGTGTTCGCACACGGACGCATTTCCACCATCATCCAAGGCCGACCAGCGGCCTTACGCTCCGGCTACGCCGGGCTGTCCTTCAAGGACCGGCTCGCCGCCGAGGAATTCTCGGCGTGGTGGAACTACCAGTTCGACAAGGACGAGGCGGCACGTGACACGGCGCGCAAAGAGCGCATAGCCGCGTCACGTACCCGCTGGACCGACTTCGTCAGCCAAGCCTAGCATCCATATTTAGTGCCTTTCCACGGCACGAACTTCCTACCACCACCACCACCGCCGCCCTTCGGTTTGTCCTTCGGCCTGTTATCCGAGGGGCGGCTCTTGCACATGTTTCGCGCATCCCTGGGGTCTGACCTGACGGGCTCAACCTTACCCTTCGCATCCTTGGCACGATCGCGAAGGTCGCTCTTGGAAGGCTGCGCCTTCCGCCGCTCGGCATCCAACCCTTTTCTATCGGGGGGAGTAGACTTATCCCGCACAGAACGTGCATCTCCGGTCCGCGCGTTCCGCACGGGCGATGAAGAAATTCCACTGCGCTCCAACTTCTTTTCCGTGACCCTCAATTTAGACACATCAACGCGCAGCGCACTCTTACGCATCAGCCTCGCATTCATCTCGACACCCTTCCCTGGTGTCGTCGGCTTCGCCTCCGGCGGCTTCGTTTCCGGGCGTGCCACAGCCCGCCACGGCGTATCGCCGCTTTTCTGATTTTCGCCGCGCTGGCTTTCCGCAACCACCGACGAGACGCTATCGCGGCTGACGCTGATACTGCGCCCACTGGACACGCGGACGGGATCGGGCGCGCTTGGCGCGCTACCCCAAGAACTCGTCTTCGTCCCAGATTGTGACGCCCGTGTCGTGGTGCTCTTTGAAGTACCGGTAGTACCGCTGGTCCTCGCGTTCCCGCCACTCTCGCTCCGCCTGCTGCTGTCGCTCTTCCCCATCACCCATTCTCCTATCGAAATCATTGCGCCAATCGATCCAATCCATTGGCGGTTTACGTTGATGGCGCGGTTGCTTGATCACCAAGCCACCCGCTGCTTTTGCGGCCTCATCGGCCTCCAGTCGCGCGAGCACCTTCCGGTCGTCGGCGACCTGCAACCGCTGCTGCGGCGACAGGTTCGGCGGCAGCGCCTCCCAGCGCTCCGCTATGCGCCGCCGCTGACGCTTGGCCACATCCAGATACTCCTCGATGAGCACCGAATTCGGCCACGGCGTTCCCGGATAGGCCTCGCGCCATTTCATCATGAAATGGTCCAGGTACAGTTCCGCAGACCTGTCCTTGAGCATGAACGGCACAACCTCTTGCGTGCCGTTCGCCTTGCGCCTACGCACTTCCGGGAAGGAATATTCCAGCGTTTGCGGGGCAAGCCCCTGCCTCACGTATTGCTCAGCTACATGCTGGAAATACGCCACCCCAAGCGGCGGCTTTTTCGACATAGCCAAGTGGCCCTGTCGTTCGGCCTCACCCATATCCTTCTGGATATACTTGCAGTTGTACCGGACGGCGTGCGCCGTTGGCTTGGTCCAAAAGGACCAGCCATGAGGCCAGTGTTGTTCCATGAAATTCTGATCCAACACATGTTCGGGCACATCCTGTTGCCAATACAACATGATGTGCCAATGTGCCCTGCCCTTTTTGGATCCAAATTCGCCCGTTACAAAGTAACGCACGGGATAACCGTGACGGCGTAGGAGCTTTAAGTATTTCTGAACATCAGAGTAGGTCAGGATCACAGCGCGCTCATGATCTACGTCATTCGCGCTATTACGGCCATAGGTCAGCGTTACCGCATGACAGGCCGTCGACGTTTTACTTTCGGCAATATTGCGACCAACCCAATCATTGATTGCTTGCTCTCTGCATTGCCAGCACTGGCGACACGCGATTTGCGTGCCATCGGAGAGCGTGTTTGGTGCGATACACATTCGCCATCCCTTCAAGGACGGCTACACAGCACCTAGCCGATTGCGGCGCGCGATAGGCCTGTAATGATCTCAATCATCACAGCCCCCGCCATGATAACCAGCGCCGCTCTCACCAAGAACAACACCACGGCACGACCTCCCGCAAATCCGTGTCACCAGATGCATATATAGCCAAGGTTGTACATGCACGCGAGGGCGCAATCCAGTGGGTTGCGCCCTCGCGTTCTTGTCTCGCTATGCGAGCCGCTTATTCAGGCCTTCCGCGCCTTCATGGTAGGCCTGCACCAGGGCCTGCGCTTTCGTCAGGCCGTGCTGTTTCATGATCATCAGCACGTGCAGGTCATGGTTGGTCCGCCAGTTCAGCAGCGCCTTTTTGTCCGTCAGCACTGACGGGACTTGCTTCATCATTTCGGCCATGGAAATTTCTCCTTTTCCGTTCGCCAATCGACAATTTCCCAATGGGCGGGATCGTAGAACGACCAGTCCCCGCCCCATGCGAGGCTGGCAATCGCCAGCCCCTTTTGCGTGATGAGTTCCTTTCCGACATGGCCGACCAGCAGCCATTCCTTCTCGGAAAGACCCCACGCTTTCGTTGAGTGCACGATGTCAACCGCGCACCCATATTGGTGTGCGCTCTGTCCGGCTCTCGCCCGACTATTGCCGAGGGCATACAGGTCATTTTGCCTTTCAGGCGTCCTGACCATTTCATGGGCAAACATGGGCACGCCCAGCTTGCTCATGCGCTTGATAAACACCCGCTCAAATTCGAGAATATCCGGGTGCGCGCCCTCGCGATCTGCCCGCCATTGCTGCTCTTGCCATCGCTGGCTGGCGAGGAATGGCTTGTCAGCCATCCCTCTCAGAGCCGCACCGAAGGTGTCAGGCAGTGGCCGATCCAGCGGGAATGGCGGCTGCGGGTTTGGCGCTGGCGACCTGCCCCGCTGCGGGTTGTTCGGCAGCACCGCCTTCGCCGCCCGCTGGCGGGCTTGCAGTTCCAAGATCATTTCCAGAACTGACTTCCCCATTTTCGATCACCTCGCCCGTCTCAGGATCATGCGGCACCTCCGCCGCCTGAGCCGCCAGCATCGCGGCCATTTCGGCCGCCTGCTGCGCCATGCGCCGCTCCATGTTCTGGTTCATCTTGAACATCATCAGTTCAAGCTCAGGATTGCGGGCGCGGCGGCTCGCGATCTTGGTGAAACTCACCAGATCGTCACGCTCCTCGGCGATCTGGTCGCCGTCATTGGTGAAGTACCAAACCTCGCCTTCCGTCGTCGGCACGACATGGGCTTGCGCCCCGGCTACGAATTCCAACACCTCGTAGCCCTGCACGACCGCGAGGAAGGTCAGAAAATCGCCTTCCACCACGTCGAACCGCGTCGGCTCCGGACAATTGACCTCAATCCGCACCTTGCGGTCGCGGTCGCCGACGAGTTCGATCACCTTGCCTTCCGGCACCTTGACCCACTTGCTGACATTATGAATACGCACGACCATCGCTTACGCTCCCTTCTGGATACGTTCGGTGGGCGCTTTCGCAGCCACCTTGTCATAGTTGTCCGTGGCCTCGACCAGCATGCCGCCGAACTGGGTGTTCCCGTCGAGCACGGCATTGCCGACAACCGTCGCTTCGAACGGATCGCTGGCGGTATCGAGGAACGGTTTCGTGTGGATCGACTTCACCAGGTAGAAGTCCTCCGACAGCGCAGGATTGACCGTCTCCACCGCCCAGAGGCGCTGGCGATCCTGATCGGTGGTCGTATTGGTCGACGGCCGATAGAACTTGCCGCCGACACGCGGCCCGAACGCGTTCCACTTCCAGTTCATCGGCGCATAGCCGAACGTGCCGTTCGGCGTTGCGTGGTCCGTATCGACCTCCGCATTCAGCACGATATCGACCTTCTCCGGATCGAGCGTATCGCGCAGCGCTTCCGGCCACGTATCGACATCCGACGAATGGAAAAACGGATCGCGCTGCCGCTCAAACAACTGCTCAGGGATGGCTTCAAGCATCACCATCACGACGCCGCCGGTATTGAGGCGCGGCACATGCAGTTCCAAGCTCGCAATAGTCGCGCCGCTCACGGCGCTTTCCGCGAGATTGCCCGCGTCCGTCGCGTAGCGCTTCGCCTGCTGGAAACGCACCGAACGGTCCGCCAGAAGGATCGGCTGCTTGAGCGCCTGATCAGGGATCGACAGGCCGTCCATAAGCATGTCGATAATGTATTCTTCGTCATGCTCCTGATACCGCTCGCGCAGCTTGGCGAAGGCCTGCGTCTTCTTGGCCAACTCCAGATTGGACAGCGACACCGTAATGCCGCTTTCCGCCAACTCCGCAAAAATATCCGTCCGCAGCGGATCACCCGGCACAATGCCACCCTTCGTGCGCACGAACACATGCGCCGAGTTATCCGTCACGCTGTCGTCAAACCCGCGCGCCGGATAGGCCAACGGATAGGCTTGGTCACCCTTCCCGTCCTTCACACCGGCGTTGACCGTCGCGTTGCCCCTGATATTGCCAAGGCCAATACCAGAAATCGGCGCACGCCGATCCGTCACGTTCAGCGCCACCTCGCCGTCAATCACCGCCTGATCAAAATCCGGCACGACATGCTCGAACCGCGAACTACGCCAGAACGCCGGTGCCAGCGTGGTATCGAGCCGCGCCCGCTCCGCAATATTAGGCGACCGGTTCTTGGCCCGGAAATTCCAGATGCGATTATACGCCTCCAGATACATCGTATTCACCAGGTCGGTCGACTTGGCGTGCAGCCCCAGCGCCTTGTAGACGGCGTTCGACCCGTGCGCGCCCATGACATGGGTTTCGATGAACGGCACCACAGCGCCGCCCTCGACTTTCGGCTCACCCATATACGAGCGGTCGAACTGATCGCGGCTTCCTTCGAAGCGCTCCAGCGCCAGCAGCGGCACCACGTAGGCCGTCGCCCGCAGGAACACCGGGTTCATCAGGATTTCTACGGTTTCCTGCATTTCAACCGCGATCTGCAAGCGGGCATTCAGCCCGTCTTCGCGCAGCATCGGGATTGCCGCTACAGGCACGCACTTGCCTGCCGGTAGCGACGTCAGCACAGCCAAGCCGTGGTTACGACGCGAGCGCGGATACGTCACCGCCTGCGTCTGTTGACGATTTACAGACTTCACTTTGAACCTCTCAGTTTACGTTGAAACTTCTTCAATGCGAGGGCGATTGCCGCCCTGCGTTTCGCGCATGCATCGCAGCGCTTGCCAGGACGATGGGAACGACCCATCGCTACCAACTCGACATGGGCGGATAGGAGAGCGGCTGGGGCAGGTCGGCATCTTTGGTTGCCCAACCACCGGGCAACCCCGACTGCCAATTCTTGGCCGCGTCTAAGATCGGCTGGATGAAATTCGTATCCTGCCGCCACCGGTCAAACCGTTGCAGATTGTACCACCCGTCCGCCGCCATCAGCGCCAGACCGCCGACCCACTCGCCGGGTTCTGCGTAACGGTTTTCCCACTCATTGGCGTCCGACCAATAAGGATTGGACTTCCACCAATTGCCACCGAGCAGAAGCCCCGTTCCTTCATCGTTGATAACGACTTTCAACGGCGGCGGCGGCGTCACCACCGCACCGGCCCCGGCACCACTGCCGACGCCCGAGCCTTGCGAGGCCCCGGCCGTGCCCGCACGCGGGTTGCCCGGGCCAGCCGTCTGCGACACGCCAGTACCACCGGCCGGAATGGACAAGCCGCCACCCATCCGCGCCCATTCGAGCGCAGACGGTTGCGAGCTTGACCCTTCCCATGTTGCGCCATTGAAGGCTTCACGTTCGGCGGCGATCCGGGCATTGGTATTGCCCGTCCAATCGCCTGCCGCCCAGCCACCGTTGTAACTATCGCGCCACGACTGGCGCTCATACTCGGTGGAGCCGGTCACCCGGTCGAAATAATCGTAGCTCATGGGCGATCACCGCCCAATTCGCGCGCGATCGTCTCCGCAATCTTGCGGTTGGCGTAGATGTTGCGGTTAAGATAGCTGACGACCAGATCGTACGCCACGCAACCCACCGCCGCGAGCCCTGCCCCAATCGCCACGCGATGGTCAGGATTGACGACATAGGGCGCTAGCGCCGCCGCCGCCATGGTGCCCATTCGGGCCATAAGCGGCCCGACAATGTGCACACGTACCGTTTCAAGCATAGCATGCTCTCCGAGTGGTTTTTAACACTCGGAGAACGGCAGCTAAATCAATGACTTAGAATTACGGTTCGTTCGCTATATATTATGGAACTTATTGTTGCGACAGTGACCACTTTAATTACGGCCATGCCGAATAAGAAATATCGGCCATCCCCTTGGCTTCTATAACGTCTTTTCGAAATCGCCCCGGCGGCTTTCC